CCAGAGCCAACGCCAGAGCCAACGCCAGAGCCAACGCCAGAGCCAACGCCAGAGCCAACGCCAGAGCCAACGCCAGAGCCAACGCCAGAAGAAGGCTAATGTCCGCAACCGAGTTCGCCCTACCCGCGTACGGGTGGTCCCCTCGTAAAGACCAGATGCCAATCTGGCGGGGGCTACTCGCGGACGAGTTCCGGCGCGGGGTCATTGTTGGCCACCGCCGGTACGGCAAGGATGAACTCGGCCTACAGATGATGTGCGTGCGCGCAATGAGTCGCGTGGGCAGCTACTGGTATTGCCTGCCGCAGTACGCGCAGGCACGCAAGGCAATCTGGGAGATGGTTAACTACCGCACCCAGCGCACGCGTATCAACGATGCGTTCCCTCCTGAGATTGTCACCAAGCGCGACAACCAGTCCATGATGCTGACACTGGCGTCAGGCTCTACAGTACAACTTATCGGCTCCGACCAAGTGGATAGCTTGGTGGGCGGCGGCCAGATTGGCATCGTCATGTCGGAGGCCGCACTGTCGCGCCCCGAGGCGCTGCAATACTTCCGCCCCATCTTAGAAGAGTCCGGCGGGTGGGAGTTGCAAATCTCTACCCCCCGGGGCAAGAACCATTTCTGTAAGAGCTATGCCGCCGTCAAGGAAGACTCAGACTGCGGCGACAAGGGCAGCTTAGCTGCGCTGATTACCGCCGAGCAGAGCAACGTCTTCAACAGCGCACAGCTACAACGCATTCGCCTCGACTACATCCGCGAGTTAGGCGAGGCCCTAGGCGAGGCCATGTACCAGCAGGAGTACCTGTGCTCCTTCACCGCGGCCATCGTAGGCGCCGTGTGGCAGAAAGAACTGGCGGAGCTGGACAACGAAATCCGAGTGGGCCCGTGGGGCCACGACCGCCGGTACCCGGTCATCACCTCTTGGGACATCGGGATTGCCGATGCCACTGTGATTCTGTTCTGGCAGGAAATCGGAAGCGAGTACCGACTCATCGACGCACATCAGTCAACGAACCTCGGGCTGGAGTCCTACGTGGACATCCTAAAGGTGCGCGCGCAGGAGAAGGGCTACATGTACAGTGAGCACATCGCGCCGCACGACATCCAACAACGCGAGTGGGCGCAAGGCGCTTCACGTAAGGCCGAGGCCGCACGCCTAGGGCTGCACTTCACCCGCGTACCACAGACGCGCATACGCACCCAAGTCGCGGCGACCGCGCAGTTGCTGCGCCAAGTACGCGTCAACGAGAACAGCCCGGGCGCGATGGAAGCGTTCGAGCACTGGAAGGCATACCGCTTTAGCCAGAGTAAAGTCACCAAAGAATTTATCCCCATTCCGGTCCACGATGAACACTCACACGCGAGCTCTGCGCTCATGACGTTTGCGGTCCATCGCGCGGCCAAGCTAGGCATGCGCCTAGACCTGACTGACCCTGACCTGCACGCAGGCCTAGGGGGCCGGCCAGCGGCTAAGTTCGACCCTCGTAAGTTCGACACCAAGGGTGCATTCGGCGGGGGCGGTCTTGCCCCGGGCCAACGCCCAAGAGGAGCGTTTGGCTAATGCGCAAAGTTCAACTGGTCCGCTTCTTCTCGAACAACGAGGGTACACCGGGGGTGTTGCTTTTCGGCAACAGTAGGGTTTACACTCTGGAATTGCCGTGGCGCGACAACGCAGTGAAGATGTCGTGTATCCCCCGGGGGACCTACAGGTGCATACTCAGGCAGTCCCCTAAGTTTGGGTTGACCTACTGGCTAACAAATGTACCGGGCCGCAGTCTAGTTTTGATACACGCAGGCAACCTCGCCGGTGCTTCGGACAAGGGCTATTCAACGAACGTGGAAGGCTGTATACTCACAGGGCTCGCGTTCGGTTCCATGCGGAACAAGAAGGGCAACATGCAACAGGCCGTATTCAACAGCAAGGCTGCGCTCCGTAAGTTTATGGAGTGGGGAGACGGAAAAGAATTTGAGTTGGAGATAACATGATTGCAGGCTTACTTTCCATTCTGGGCAGCTCCGCCGTCGGTAGTATCATCGGCGGCGTCTTAGCATTTCTGAACCGCAAGAACGACCTTGAGCTGCGCCGCTTAGATAATGCGCACGACCTGAACCGCTGGGTTCACGAGAAGGAACTACGCCAAGTCGACATCGAAGTGGCGAAGGCTGAAGCCGCTGGCAACTTCCGCGTGGCACAAGCCGAAGCGGACGGACTCGTCGAGGCCGAGCGCATGAAGGCGATTGCCAATATCGAGAACGCAGACAATATCACCGCAGACGAAATTAAGGCCGCGGGCAAGCTAGGGTGGGTCTTTGTGTTCGCCTCTGCCTACCGCCGCTCAATCCGCCCGTTGGTCACGACAGTGCTCGTCGTCACGGTGCTCGTCATCGACTTTCAGTTGCTCAGCGAAGTCACATCCAGCCCCGGCGCAATGACGCCAGAGCTGCGACGCGCCATGCTGAACGACGTAACGTCTTGGCTCTTCGGCCAAACTGCTGTAGTCTTAGGCTACTGGTTTGTTGCCCGGGGCAGCTCAGGTAAATAAAGGCAGCCAATGGCTTATATCGCAGCGGGGAACGTCCCCAAGAAAATGGAGTTTTACCAAGAAGGTAAGATGGCCAAGGGCGAGGACATGGGCGACACCATCGCCCAAATCGTCATGGACCGGTTCCGCGACGCTGCACAGTATAAGAACAGCAACGCTGTCTATCAAGGCCAGAGCACCATAGCGCTGCTCCGCCAAGCGGACGACGCCATCGAAAAGGTATACTCGCCCGAAGAGGCCGCGGCGATACAGCTAGCGTTTGGACACCCGCCGGGCGGCTACTATGGGCTGAGTGCTACAAAAACTACAGCTATCGCTAACTGGAAAAGTGAGCTGGTGGCGGGCGACCCGGGGGCGTTGGTACAGATTGTGCCGACACCCCGCCCGCGTTTGCCGCGCGCTTCTGTCCTGCGCATCAAGGCACAAGTGAAGGAAGAGTTGGTCGCACGCATGGTGGCGGCCAACGTCCAAGACCCTTCAATTTTGCTGGACCTCAACAACGGTCGACTGCACGATTCAGTGAAGCAGTTCCTAGACGACAAGGCCACCGCGCTGCGCGAGATTGAAGAGGCCAAGGTTGTGTCCGCCGCGATGGGCTCGGCCAGCCGAATCCAGAGCGCAATACGTGACGTGGTTGTACAAGGCGGCTTCCGCGAAGCCTACCACGGCTTCTCTACAAACCAGATTAAATATGGCATCGCAGTGATGCGGTTCCCGTACTGGCAGAACAAGGTAATCCTTTCAGACACACAAGACAGCAAGGGAAAACCCAACCGTAAGTGGGGTGTAGTGCCGACGTTTGCCAACGTGTCCCCTTGGAACTTCTTCACGACCCCCGACGGGCGTGACGTCTCAGACGTTACAGCCTGCATGGAGTACCGTGAGATTTCTAAGAGCACGCTCGTAGGGCTGGCCAAAGATTCACGCTACGACAAAAAAGCGATACTTGAGATTCTCGACGAGTACAGCGCGAAGGACAACCGCAACTGGTTGTTCCCCACAGTAGAAGGTAAGGGGGAGGACGGCCAAACCCCCCGCATGTGGGCACCAGAAGAAACGATGGCCGTCATATACCACGAAGGCTACCTGACAGGCAGTGACCTGTTGGAGCACGGGGTGTCTGGCCACGACGCCACGGATGTCGTGAACGTGACGATTGAAGTGTGCTGCGGGCGCACTATCCGCCTTGAGGTAATCAATCCCTTGAAGGCGTTGCCGCGCAGCTACGCGGCTACGAAGTACGACGACCTCGGCCCCGGCGTCTGGAATGGCATCGGCGTCCCGGGCATCCTCCACGACACACAGACCCGCGTCAACCGCCTTTACCACGTATGGGAAAGCAACGTCGACTGGTCTATGCGCCCGCCGAAACTGATTAACAAGACCGGCTTGAATGACGCGAGCGCCTCCATAAACATCGTACCCGGTGGCGAGTATGAGGTTAATGACCAGATGGGTATGGGCAACGTGCCAGACCCAATCCGTCCAATGAAATCGGTGTCGGCCCAGTACCAAATGCTGTGGCCACTGATTCAACAAATCATGCGCCAAGCGGACGCCGAAGTTGGCGTGCCTGACTTGAGCGACATGAGCACCTTCGGGCGCGGCTCACTTGGTGAGCTGAGCGCACGCGTATCCCAAGCTGTGCGCCGGGTACGTAACGCGGCCTTCAGCGAAGACCGCAGCATGAAGGCGATATGGCAGGTGCTGTTCGAGTACGTGCTCGAAGAGAACCCAGAGCTGGTGCAAGACGCCGACCTCGACATGAACTACCTCGGGGTAGTTGGTCTGCTTGGCGCCGAGCAAGAAAAACAAGCCAAGGTAGAGCGCATGCAGCTCACACTGCAAGCGGTGCAGGCGGGCGCAGCCCCGACCGAAGCTGCCAACTTCGTGTTCGCAGACCTGTTGAGAGACATGGGCCTGCCGACCGAAGCACTAGGCATGACGAATCCGGTAACGGAAAATGCGATAGCCATCGCCACAGAAAGCGGACGTTTAACCTCGGGCTCTGGACTGAACCAAGTCCCCCAGCTTGACGGTCGCAGCGGCGCGATGGCAGGAATCCAAGGCGCGATAGCGGCACCTAACGGGGCCGGGTCAATTCAAGCGCCGCCAATGGGGATGTGATTGACGACTGTGCAACTGCTACAGTACAATACGCACATCATTTAACAGCCATCCGGCGAAACATACCGAAGAGGTAATTATGACAATCACAGTAGCAGGCAGCCAAGTAAGATTAGGCGACCAATTATATAGCCGCCGCGCAGGAACTACCGGTACCGTTTCAGTCGTCCGTGATGGCAGCGTCACCCTTGAGGTCAGCACCGGCCAAGGCCTCCGCTCCTACACCGTAACCAGCGGGGGTTTTGTCTCAGGCATCCGCGACGTCTTCTGGCACGAGCCGCTAACGCTGGACCTGCCTAAAGACATGGTTTACAAAGTAGCCAAACTCCAGACCGTCATCGACACCCTCGTAACTGTACTGTAAGGCTAAAACATTATGGCATTCGTATCCTGCAACCAGCTCGCAACCGCGCTGCAAAACGTTACCCAGAACCTCCACAACGTTACGATGTGGATTCAAGGGGGCACCCTCTTCCTGCGTCAAGGTGACGGCAACACAGTGAGCGCTTCGCTCGTAGAATCTCTCGAACCCTTGCTAGGGCAAATCGACGTCTGCTACGCAAACACGAGCGGCCCTGAGCTGATTATCGGCTCTCGTAAATACATAGACGGCGACGCCTTAGCGACCTGTGCGCTAATCACCGCCGTGCGTGCAGAGTTGACAGACAAGATTGCAGCAGTCCCGATTGACCAGTACGTAAACGGCTTGCAGTCCTACAACCCTGTGACCAACGAGCTGACTTTCAACTTGGCGGGCGGCGGCAGCGCGGTCATCCCAATGTCGAGTTTTATCGCCGACTTGGCCGCGCAGTTCCAAGCGCAACTGCACGACTGCTCTGGCGCAAACCTAGCGGCGAACGCACGAGTGGCCCAGTGTTCGGAGCTGGCAACTGTGGCGCAGAACGCGGCACTGGCGACACAAACCGTAGCTGACGCAGTAGCGGCACTGACGACGGGCAAACAAGCCGCATTGCTCTCTTGCGCCGGCGGCCCTCTGGCTGGAGGCACTGCGGTACCGTCCTGCTCAGAAGCGCAGGGATATGCTACCGCCGCCGCCGCAACCGCGCTGGCATCTATCCCTACCGCCGCGGATACGACCCACGGTCTCGTGCAGTTGAATCTCGGCACGACCGCAGGCGACGTCTCCAATAGCACAGACGCGCTCACGGCCTCAGGCATTAACTTCCTGCTGCGCAACAACTTCAGTTCCGGCGCGGGCGTGGCAACCACGAATGCGGCCCAGACTGCGGCAGCCGCAGGCACTGCCGTTTCGCTGGAGCGCAACACCGCCGAAGCGGCGCGCATCTACGATGCGATGCTGGCGGACGGCTCAACCCTAGCGAACAACGCGCTGCGTTCGACCGCTACAGGCCTGCGAGTGCCAGTCAGCCCGGCTTCAGGCAACCAATTGCAGCTAAACCCGGACGGCCTGTTCTTCGGCACCGCAGCCCCGCCGAGCACCGCGGTGATATTCGTCGCCCCTGCGGCCAATGGGGGCAGTGACACGACAGGGCTAGGCACAGAGGCAAGCCCCTTCGCGTCAATCACTAAGGCGCTGTCCGTAGGCCCGGCCAACGTACAACGAGAAATCAAACTGTACAACGGTGCGAGCCACCCTCTCACGGCAGGTGCCGTGGCGCGAGGCGGGGCCATCGAGTTCAACGTGTACGGCCCTTTGGTTGACGCCATTGCCGCCTTGAACTCCCCTACCAAAAACGCGGACATTCGCGCCCTCGGCACCGCAATAGACTGGCCAGAATACGCACCCGCAGGCTCCCCGGTACAGGTGCTCTACTCACAAGCCTTAACCTCCCAAGGCCCGACCTTGCTGCGATTCCGCAGTATCACGCTGAACCTCGCCAAGAATACCAGCAACCCGACCATGCCTTTTGGCGGCACCGTGGACATGGCGTTTATGGAAGACCGCCCACGCAGTCCGTTCACCTTGCTGCTAGAGACATCCGCCGTTAACACCTTCTTGCCCGAAAACTACCTCCTAGATGGCGCAAACCCCAACGGCAACAGCTTAATTTGGTACAACACAGCATTCAGCGGCCCGGGCAAAATGGTACGCAATCAGGTGCCCGCTTTCCAATTTACATACCAAGGCTCCGGCCCCGGCGACTGGGCTCCGACCCAAGCCAGCATGGCAGCCCAGTTCGGCCCGATTAAGAAGGCGCATGCGCCCATAGTCTCCATGTCGACTAACGTCGACCCGGACATCCCGCAAGACCCAACCCTGCGACCGCTGGTGACAGTCACCGCGCCCTTCGCCTTGCACCCAGTTAACGCGAAGAATGGCGATATCCACGTCGAGACCCTAGACGGAACGAGCACCGGGGAGGTCGCGGCTCGCAGCATCTGCATCGGCGGCGGGCAGTGGGTAGCCTTGACCCGGCGCCTAATGGCAATGGCCACGGTGGCGCTAAGCGTCTCAGGCACGAGCACGCTCCCTGCCATAGAAGCGAGCGAGCCGCTGTTCAACGTGGCGGGCTTAGCGAACGTAACCCAACTGCCGGTCTCAGGCAACAGCCAAGGGGTACAGTTCAACCTGACGTTCACGACAGGCAGCCCGGCACCCAACGGGCGCCCCCGCAGCCTTGAGGTCTCACAGTCAGTGGCGCTCGACGGCCTGATATACGCGGTCAGCCCCCTCGCCACTACGAACCACCTCGCCCCTACGAACCCACTCTTGCAAGACATTGCGGTGCGTTCAGTGGCGGCCCCTGCTGGCGCGTACATACGCATACGGGTCTACGAGTGTGAATAAAGATACACTGAACCTAACAGCCAGCGCCGTCTTCATGGTGGCGTTGCTAGGGCTCCTAGTCTACTTGACGACGACCCCTATACCAACCAGCAACAAGGATGTAGTCCTCGCGCTGGTTGGCGCTATGGTTGGCGGCATGGCCGCAGCTATGCCCAAACTGTTCGGCTCCTTCGATACGGATGTAAAAGTGCAACGAGACACAGACCGCCGGGAAATCCAAGACCTTAAAGAAAAAGTTAAGGTGCTAGAGGCTGCGTTCACGACATTGAAATCTGAGTACGACAGGGTCGTCAATCTGCTCGTAGAGCGACACGTAGTTCAAGGTAAGGGTATAGCCCAGAAAGATACGAAATGAAAAAAATCATCGACGTAAACGGGCTCGTCTCCGCCCCCTTCACAATCCCCTTCGGCGGCCAGACTACGTTCTTAGCCACAGGCTTAGTCGGCGACGACGAGGTAACATTCCACTTGGTGAAGATGACCGACGCGGCCCCACCGGCTGGCGAGTGCTGCTCCGGCCCGGTGGCGCTGTCCGACCTTCAGTGGGAGACAGTCCTCAAGGTAGAAGGGAAAGCAGTCGTCTTGACGGAGGATAACCCCTACGTCGTGCTGGATGTCCCGCAGGTCTACACGCTAATCGCCCGCAAGAACGCGGACGACCTCTCTGTGGTCGAGCTCTACGCCGCGAGCACATGGAGCCAAAAGCCGAACTACATCCCGGCGGCGGCGGCCCCAGTATAAGCCCCGGGCATCGCTCTCGATAACTAAGGTACGCCGTGCGCATCATACAAGAACCCGATATTTTCTCCGCCCCGTTCTACCTAGCGGAGGGCGCGGCACTGACGTTCCACGCCGTCGGCCTTGTAGGCACGGACACTGTCAGCTTCGAGATTATGACTTTCTCGGACACCCAGCCTATCCCGGATGACTGGTGTTGCGTTATAGCCCCGAAGGCCGAGATTATCGGCGTCACCCCGTTGCTGTGTGCCGATGGCCGCCCTGCGCGCCTGACGCCAGAGTTCCCAGTGGCTAGCTTAGACGGCCCTTCAGGTGTGTACGTCCGCGCGGTAGTCAACGCGAGCCCCGCCAGCGTAGTGAGCGTAGACGCGTACCCGGTAAAATCAGGAGACTGTACACCTTGCATCTGTGACCGCCCGTGCGAAATCACGAGCTGGACGCCGACCGGCAACATGCGTTGCGACGATGTGCTGCAAGAGTACCAAGAGGAAGAGCGCTCCAACTGCGGCGACGTACGTTGGGTTTCGCGCGGCCCTATTACGTGGACCCCGACGGGCGTCGTATCTTGCGACGCGGACTTCATCCAAATCCAAGAAGTAAATAACTGCGGCGTATTGCGTTGGGTCGACGGCGAAGCTATCGTCTGGTCTCGAACGGGCGACATGCGCTGCGAAGGCGGCTCCTACCAAGCCAAAGAGATAAGCTCTTGTTGCGACTGCAAACCTCGCTGGGTCGACGTACGCCCCGTACAGTGGCAAGCCACAGGCGAAACGCGCTGCTTGCCCTACGCTGCCCCGGGCGGCCCAGAGGTTCACCTAGAGCGCCAAGACGTTAACGACTGCGGCGAACTGCGCTGGGTCGACACCGGCCCGACCAACTGGGTGCCAAACGGCGACCGCTATTGTGAAAACGGCCAAGTGTTCCAGCTCATGATTAACGACTGCGGGGGTCTGCGCACAACAGCCATCGGCCCTACGGCGACAGAACCGACGGGCGAGTTGCGCTGCGATTACGATAGTCACCTCGTTCTGGCCAAGGCCTTGAACCAGTGCGGCGAAGTCGAGTGGCAGCCCACACCTGAGATATGCGGCTATTGCCCTAGCTACCCGCTACCCGGCGGCGGCTACGGCTTCGTCGACCCGGAAGCCCGTCCACCCGGTGCGGTTCTCGCGCTGGAACCCTGCGTAGCGAGTGCGGAGCCCGGTGTGTATTTACTGCCCGCCCCGACGACAAACGGCGTAGGCCAAGCGTTCGCCACGCACCCGGTCAAAGACTGTGAAGGTAACATCCTCGGCTACGCGGTAAACAAATCAGACTGCGCGCCAGACCAACACCCTGACGTAGAGTGTGGGCTAGACGCCTTGCCGTTGCCGCCGCCAGAACCACTGGTGCGTTATCCGAACTTGACTCCGGTCTTGGTGTGGAACGAGGAGCAGGTCAACAACTACCCCGGTGAGATGACGGAGGTGATAATCATCATCCGTGAAATCGGCGGCGTTGATACCTTCGGCGAGATAGAACTCTTCCTACCTGCCGCAGGGAAAGAAGGCGGGGCTCTCATACCCCAACCGGACCCGAATCAAACCGTATCTACCCTAGACGGCGGACCCGTAGACAACCCTAACTGGATAGGGGAAACAGTGACCGACCCTGACGTGGGCCTCTACTTCCGCTCTTCTCGCGTGATTCCTGCAAACGGCTACGTCCGTCTCGCAGTACGTTGCCAGTACGATGCGTTAGGCACTTCCAATCTCAGTGTCGCGATTACCCCCGGCTCCGGTGGGGAGGTCATCACCACGGATAACTTTGCAGAGACAGGCCCAATCGAAACGGTAGCACGCCCCGCACTAGCACTGACTGCGTGGACTGACCGAGCCGGCACGGAAGAAGCGCCCGAGCCCCTCGAATACGGGGCGACGTACCACAGCGTGTTTACCCTTACCGAAACAGAAGGCAGCCTGCCCCAAGCACCAATCCGCTTTGAGTTCAACCGCAACACACGAGCCATCAACTTCACTTTTGCCCCGACGCTAGACTACGTCACAGGGTTTGGAGAAGTAGACAACTCGGTATGGCAAGAGCGTCCCGCTCTCAGCACGGCACAGACACAAGTGCTAGAGTACCTCGGCCCGCGCGCCCCGGGCATGCAACTACAAGTCCACTTAAAGATGAAGAGCGGCACCCCGTGGCCTAGCACTCCGCCACTTTACGGAGACTACCTTCGCGGCTGGGCGTACATCCGCGACAACCAAGTGGAAACCCCGGACAACGTGCGGACCATATCGATACCGATTATGACGTGAAGCGGAATACAGTATGAAAAGCTACCACCCCTATGCAGCGTAAAATTAAGCTGATACAATACAGACCACGGTCAGTAATAGGGGTGGCGCCCGCCCTCGGGCCGACATCTTTTATAGTAAGTTAACCAACGGAGAATCCTATGTTCGGTAAACCAAAAACAGTGACTCACAGTAAATCCCCTACACCTTTCAAAGGTGCAGCGAAGAAGCCTGCCCGCAACCCGGCGCCTGCGCCAGTGGCCAAGCCCTACTTGACCGGCTTGTCGTTGAAACCCGGCGGCTGCCCCGGTGGCTGCCCCGGCTCAAAGCGCGGCAAGTAAATGAATTTAGCTCAAGCTAAACAGATTCTGCAAGGTGAGGTCGCGCACGGCACTGCTGCCGGCGTAGCCCTCACGGCCTTGCTGACTGCGCTTGAGCGAGATGCATACCGTCAGAGTTCGCAAGTTTCCGACCCCTTCCTGACGGGTAAAATCTGCGGCCAAGGGGAAGGTATCGCGAAAGTGCTAAGCGCAGTTTCACCCCCGCAACAGCCTCAACGTATGCCGTCGCCCCTCTCAGGGCCGACCAATATCTGAGCCTAGGAGAACCCAATGACAGATGAAGAATTGATGGCCCAGCGCGCTGCCCGAACCGGCAGGCCGCTTCCCGCTGCACAGACTGGTGCAGCCACAAACCGCTTCCCCGGCCAAGCCGACCCCGGTCGCTCGCCGACCGCAGACATGGGGGCATCCGACTTGGGCAATAACGACGGCGACAATGGCGCACCACCTGCCGGCCAACCTGCGGCATACACCGCCCCGCAACAAGACTCAACGCATCAACAACTGCAAGCCGCCCTTGGCCGCTTGACCCCGTTGCAGCAACAGCTTGCCGACCGCGACGCCTTGCTCCGCAGCCAACAGCAACAAATGGCTGAGCTCCGCGCGCAGCTCGAGGCACGTGAAGAAGAACAGCGCACACACGCAGCAGAGCGTGCGGCGGAAGACTTCGACCCGCTGGCAGGCTTGAGCCAAGACGTCCTAGACGGCATTGACCCTCTCGTACTGGAAGCCATGCGCGCTTCTGGCCGGGCGTCGGTAGCGTCTATACGCAAAGCGTACCAAGACCCGCAAGAGCTGGTCCGCCGCACCATGCAAGAGCATGACAGCAAACGCTGCAACATATACATCAATCAAGTGGCAACAGAGCTGGACCTCATGCGTCTGGGCGAAGATGCCACTTTCACGAAGTTCCTCAGCGAAGACGATTCAGCAAGCATCTTGATGAATAGCTTCGTTGCGGCAACAGACCTGCGCTCTGCTGAGACCCTTGCACCTCGTGTTCGCAAGATGGTGTCGAGGTACCAACAGAGCGTAAATGCCACACCACGAACCCCAGACCCCAAGGATGCGCTTGCCTCCCACATGCAGCGAGGCGCGTCAAGCCCCTCCGCAGCCGGAGCCAGAAACATCCAGCCCTCAGACGCGCGAGCTATTCGCAATGCGCACGCGATGGCTGTCCGGTCGGGGAATAAAGACGAGGCCTCACGCCTTCTAAAATTGCTTGAATCCAAGTAGGAGAAAATATGAGCACAGTAAACTCGGCGGGCTACGGCGGCGACATCAAAGGTTCCGTCTTTGCCCCAGACCGCATCTCAGCGAAAATCGTGCAAGCGTATCAAACATGCGCTTTGCTTCCAGCACTGGCTAAATCTGACTTCATGTCAACTGAAGAGTTGATGTGCGGCGGCAAGGTCATCTACGGCGTAGAACAAGAACTGGACATGTTCAGCTCTGACCGCCAAAACAACGAACACCCTGAAGTGTTCGACGGCCCGGGCATTGATACGAACTCTATGACAATTTGCCAATCGCGCAAATTCGAGTGGAAGCTGTCGAACTACGACCGCCGCATCATGTGCCAAAACTTCTCCGTGTGGGAAGAGTCTGTCCGTCGTCGCCTTGACGGTGGCGTGCGTAAGCTGATTGACGCGTACAGTATCCCTAAAATCATCATGAGCGCTGCTCGTTTTAATACGGGCGCTAACGCAGGTAAAATCAGCGGCAGCATCAACTTGGGTACCCAAGACAACAACGCGCGTTTGATTAACAGCCCAGAGGCATTTGAAGAACTGCTCTTGGACTTCAAACAAATCGCGCAAGAGGCCGGCATGATGTGCGGCACGGGCGACGAAGTGGTATCAGGCGTAGGCGGCAACCCAGTGGTTGTTATCCCAGCCTCATACGAACGCTACGCCTTGAAGCTGGCACAGCAATACAACGAGGCTTGCTGCGATGCAGGCACGGGTATGCGCACAGGCCGCATCGGTAAGATTTTGAACTTGGACATCTACACGTCTATGCAACTGCCCGCAGTTCGCTACGGCGCGACGCAGCCAATTTCACAAGCCTTGCTGATTGACCCGACCCAAGTGTTGCACGCCTTCGAGGTGATTGACACCAAGTGGTACGAGCACCCGTTCGAGTGGGCATTGGTAGGCGAGTTCGTGTGGGATACCCACGTTGTTCGCCCTGACGCGGTTGCGGTTGCCAACATCCGTAAATCGTAATTTTGAAACTTAACTCAGGAGAACCTTATGGCTCGTAATGCAAAACCAGCAGGTGCCGTTCAGGCATTTCGCGGCGGCCTTCCAAAACTCGGCGTCTGGGCTCAACACCTAGGCGGTGACTGCTGCGCCCCTAGCGCGGCAGTAGACATCGACCGCTTGCCACCAACAGTGCAGTGGGAGAATGCGAACATCCACACTAGCCCTATCGGCGGTCGCAACCCAACTTGGCGCTTCAAAGAGCTGAAGCAAGAAGACCAGCGCGCTATCATCGACGCAATCAACGCGGGCGGTGTAGGCACTATCATCGAAGCCCAGCTCATCCCGACCTTCAGCTACGTGACAGCCGTGGCGGCTACGGTCTTCGCAGAGGAGACCGGCTTAACATTCCGCTTGGTCACTCGCAACGACACGTACACCACGTCCGCCAACACCCCTATAGTGTCGGAGGTAGACGGGGGTAACGGCTGCGGCGGCGTCGTACGAACTCTCACCGACACCGACGATGACGATAACTGGACCTTCGGGGCGTTGGAAGGCGACAGCCGACGCTACTACATCGACGGCCACCTCCGCGATTTCGCACTCGAAGCCGATGTGCTCGGCTTCGAGGTGGTCTCAATGCCGGCGGGCGATGTAGTCGTAGGTAAGTTCGACTTAGCCATTGACTTGACCTACGAAAGCTACGTCCGCAGCGCAGCCGCGTAAACAAAGGGGAAACCCTTAGCTAGCTGAAAGAGCGGCCCTTAACGGGGCCGCTCTTGTTTTGTATCTACGAAACGGATACAATACAAACTCATAAACTAAACCACGGAGTAAGATATGACACAAGCTCAATCTCCCGCGACCACACCTGCTGCGGAAACGTATGCGGCTGCGGCGACGGGCGTTTCATACAAGTCAGTCCCCCACGCAATCAGTAGCCAGAACGGCCTGATTGTCCCTTTGATGCCCGGCCAAGGCAGTGTGCTTCCTCGCCTGTTGCGTGAAGGCAATCGCATGGTCGTGCAGTCGATTCACAACGCGCAGAAAGCCGACGACGCAGACGGTCGTATCTTGGTGATGGAGTCGACCACAGCAGGCGAAAGCGCCACGACACCACCCCCTGCCGCTCCCGCGGCAGTGCTGCAAGACATCATCTAAACCCCATGAGCAACACAACCCCGGGGTGGACACCCCACCTTCGATACAGCCCGGTAAACGGAATCATCGTTAACTGGGGTTTTGCGGGCTCTCCTTTTTCAATGGCCTGCATGCCCACCCCGGTGTGCAAAGGCCCCAGCATCGTCGTAGCGGACGAGCCTGAGTGCGCACCAACCCCGGTGATTGAGCCTGTGGATACCTACGACTGGTTCCGCTGGACTCCTGAAATCATGGCTGGGTTAAACGACGCCTCCGAGGACATGGCCGCAACGTACGCGCGTCGTGCCGCTATCGAGTTCGCCGCCAAGACCCGCTGCCTGCAACGGGTTATTCCGTTACGCCTACAACCCGGTGTATTCCGGTACCCGCTAGAGCCCTTTGAAGGCGAGCGAGTTAAGGGCGTACTGAAGGTCGAGTCCGCCCGCGGCGAGTGCAGTTGCGAGGTCCGCAAGCGCGGCCTTGACATCGGCCACCCCTACATCCACGCGAGCTCGCAAGAGATTCGCTTCCGCCCCACAGAGGGCTCGTGTGGCCACCACACCGGCCACGGCGGCCCTGAGTATGTACTGGTTACAGTATGGGTTGCCCCTGACGAAGACTCGTGCGCGCACGACGTTCTGCTCTACGATGAGTACCGACGCGAGATAACAATCGGCGCGCGCGGATATTTCATGGATGAGATTTTCACGCTAGGCACGTACAAGACCCAGCGCGGCAACGCGAACTATCGCGGCGATGCATTCATGGCCAACAAGGCCAGCATGCTCCTCGCCCAATTCCAAGCTGAAATAATTAAGACGAAGGCCACGGTCGGCTCCGAAGGCGACCTGCCAACGTTCACCCCCGGGCCACTGTTTGCTAGCTCTTGCCGAGGCAGGTACCGCCGATGACCGTATACCAATTTCTACTCAGCATCGCAGAGTCCTTAGGGGACGCTCAGCCCGGGCGCGAGTTCAAGCGCTACCCCTTAGCCACGCTAGTCTTGTTCTACAACGAGGCGATGTGCTTCGTCGCGAGTAAGCGCCCCGACCTGTTTACCGACTACAAGGTTATGAAGTTGGCAGCGGGCACGGACCAAGACGCCCGCTGCTGCGGGTGCACCAGCGTCATCGGCCTAGTGTCTCAAGTAGACGCCGACGGCAACGTGCTAAAAAACCTATCAGAGAACGGCAGCGTCCGCTCCAAAACAGAACGGTGGTACCGACCAGCTTGCCGGACCCCGAACGCAATAATCAACGGCCCACTATTGACGGGCTATACGCTTGTCGCAGGCATGAGCGGGCGCTTCACGGTGAGCCCGCCCGTGCCAATAGGTGCCGAGGTTTACGTCAAGCTGAAGTGTGTGCACGCGCCCGCCAACTTTAGCATTGAGCACGTGATGAGCGTCGAGGCCACGGCCATGACCGGCAACTGTAAGTTCCTGCCTGCACTGCGCAGCTACGTACTGTACCGCGCGCTGATGGGCGACCGCCATTCGGCAGGTGCAGACAGCCAAGCCAAGGCCGAGCTCCGCAACGCCTATGATTATCTGGAAGTCCAGATGCGGTCCGAGAAAGAACAGGAGACTTCCTAATGTCATGCGATAGACCCAACGGCGACTGCACGAACGCCTCCCCTTGCGCCGACTGCGGCTGCGGCCCTTCCACTACACCCGTGGTGCCTTTACCTCGCTGCAACTTCGCGCTGCCAGACGGCGTGTACACCGTAGCTACAGTCACCGTAACCGGCGGCTGCATCACCGGCTTGGCATCAGGCGAGCCGGAGCTATACACCCCTGACGATTGCTGTAGCGGCGGAGGCGGGGGCGGTGCCGGCACCCCCGGCCCTCGCGGCTTCCCCGGCGCCCCCGGCCCGGCGGCGACTGTCGACGTCGTACCGACTATCGAGTTCTCCGTCGACCCTGTGTGGAAAGTCGAAAACATAGGCACGACAAGTGCAGCGCTGTTCCAGTTCACCGCCCCTCAAATCGGCGGTGGCGGTGGCGGTGGCGGTGGCTCATACACGAATAGTGTGGCCGGGCTTCAGGTCGTAAACGGACTGACTGTCGCCATGCCTACGCGCATACTGACATCGGTACGAACCGTTAAGGAAGGGGTCACCGCCAGCGCATACTCCCTGTCACTAGGATATAACCTAGCCGACGACAATAAAGCGGAGCTGAGCGTAAACCTCGACGGGCTCGTGTCGTATGCGGACAACCTAGCACGCCTCCGGGTGGCGGCACTCGACGACAACCTCGACCCTCGAATCGCGGCGGCGGAGGCTACCCTGACGGCGATGCAGAACCCACTGTCGGTTACGAGTTACGAGTACCGCATCGCGCAACTGGAATCGGCGCTGGCGACGTTGACGAACCGCTTCAACCCCCATACCCACGCCGTCACCGGCAGCCCGGGCAACACCGGCGGGCCTAGCACCTAATGGCTCGCAACCTAACGTCTACCAGCTTCGCCGGCAGCACCCCGCGCCGGGCGAGTCATCTCGTCCAGTTAGGGGACGCACGGAAAGCTGTGGATTGTCGGCTGTGGCACGGCACACTACAAGCGTGGCGCGAGCCGCGCCCTGTGCGCGCTCTAGGAGAGAACACGAAGTCGGTATACCAAGCGTACAACTGCTGCTGGCTAGAGAGCACTACGTGTGCCTCCTTCGCCCAAGGCGCAGTGGAGACAAGTCACGTGTTCGCCACAGGATACAACGACCTGCCGTACCCCGTGCGCATTGTGACCGACGACGTATGCGAGCCTCAAGTCTACCGTCTAGGGCTGCCCTGCCCTGAAGCAGCACCCGACGTACTAGCCTCGACCACACTGACCAAAGGCTCCGCCCCCAGACAGTACATCATTCAGTACGAAGATTCCTTTGGCAACCGCTCCGCGGGCTCTCCGCCTAGCGCCCAAGTCATCGTCACGGACGGTGCAGGCGTGTTACTCTCGGGGTGGTCTGTGCCTGCGGGGGACTGGGACATCCAGCACCTCGTCATCTCCCGTTCCACCGCCGGGTTCGACTCGCCGTTCTCAGAAGATAAGAACGAGCAGGACGCCACATGGATGGTGGTCGACAGGATACCGGCAACCCAGCCGACCTACACCGACTACGTAAACGACATCGACCTGTACGACGCCGTGCAGCAAGACTCGCCCCGCCCTCCACCCGCAGGACTGCGGGGGTTGACGTGGGTACAGTCTATGAACTGTCTTGTCGGGTTCATAGGCAACAAGCTCTACTTCAGCACGAACAACCAGTACCATGACTGGCAGTCGGAGTTGACGCTAGACGACAACATCCGCGGTATAGTGGAAAGCAACGACATCATCTACGTCGGCACCGATGGCCACCCTTACGCCATTGGCGGGGCGGTGGACTGCAAGGCCGCAGGGTGCCGTGAGGTAATTCGGATGCCGGAGCCCCTGCCCTTAGTAGGCTCAGGTGCCCGGGGCATAATCGCGACCCCTTCAGGGGCTATCTATGCCACGCACCAAGGTCTCGCCCTTATGTCAGGGAAAGGTGCGCCTGTAATCTTCACGGCAGGTCTGTACGCGGAAGACGACTGGCAGAAGTTGCACCCAGACACCGCAGTGTTGGCGTACTTCGAGGGCAAGCTATTTGCGTTCCTGCGCAAAGGCGCGTTCTGCATAACAATCAAAGACGGCGCCGGTACCGGTATCGACACGGACGTACACACCGAGCTCTCACTGCGCGCAGCAGAAGCAGTAGTGTCTCGCACAGGACGCCTGTACTTCCGTTTCGGTGCCGTGCTTAGTGAGTGGAACAGAGGCTCGCAACTCATGCCGTATCGCTACGAAACGGGCACATCCACAACGGGCGTACCTATCAACTTCGCCGCGGCTCAGGTTATCCAAGAGCCCGGCGAGGTCCACGTTCAAATCTACGCAGACGACGCTTTGGCTTTAGACGAGACTGCGTTAAAATCAACCGTGTTCAGCCTACCCCAGTGGGCTGCACAAGAATTCAGATGGGTGTTGTCCGGTACCGCTACAGTAAAGAGCATCGGCCTCGCCCCTTCAACCAAGGAGCTTTGATGCGTATTCGCTTTGAGATGCCTAAGTCGGACGACAACGCCCGCAGCGAACAGTTCAAGATGATAATGTCCGCTGCCGCGGCTTTGAGCATCACCCTCGACATCGAGAACTTTACCTACGCGTGGGTGGGCGATACTACCCGCGTCGCGATTGCCCACGAAGGGGAGACCCCGGTGGCTTTCGCCTTGATGGTGCATGGCCGCCGGTACTTCGACCTCCAGACAAGCTCGTCCGTCCTGCTGTGCGAGGGCCCAGCCCGTGTGCAGATGTTGGAGTTCCTCAAAGAGTCGTCGTCAGTCCTAGGGGCTGACGTCATGTACTACCAGCAGCGCGAAGGCGACGTCCTCCAAGGGGAGAACGTCGTAATGGTTGCAGTCAAGGTTCGCGAATGAGCGCCCAGATAATCGAGTGCATCAACGGCAACGACTATAAAAAGTCCGCCGAGGAGCAGGCCGCCGCGATACGGAAGGAGTCTCAGATTGAGACGGCCATTTCCTTCGCGGCGATGGCAGCGCGGTACCTACTCTTCAGCCGTATAACCGGGCTCAAGGAAGAGCTGGCTGACCGCCGACAAGCGATGGCAGAGGAGACCCTGCGCCACGCGCAAGGCCACCCCATTACAGGGCCGTGGGCGCAAGAGTCTACGCTGGTCCGAGATACGATGGCGGAGCCCAAGCACGTTGCCAACTACGGCGTTGCAGGTATTGCCACGAACCGCATGCAGGCAGCGTCGTATCAGGCCCGCAGCAACATCGACCGAGAGGCCGAGCGCCTAGGCATACAGCCTAGCGCGTGTACAGACGCACGCACCGAGCGAGGCATGGCCATCGCGCGCACGGACTTGGTAGCGTACGCGATGCGTACAGAGGAAGCCCGCGCGGTTAAACTGAACGACCGCCGTGTCAGCCGTCAACTCACCGTAATCGGCATGAGTAAAGGCAAGATGGGCACGGCCTTGAGCATGGGCATCCTAGGCGGCGCGACCAACTCTGTAGTGGCCGACGGCATCATAGGGGCGCTGAACGCGGGCTACGGACTGTGGCGTTTTAACAACGACCGCTGGGGGCCAACAGGCCGTCACGCGTCCACCGACTACAAGACCCCTACCATCGTCGGCCCGGGCAAGCAAATGGTATCGTTCCCTGACGTGGGCACGGGCGTGACCATCGTCGTGCCGGAAGGCGTAGCCAACGCCACGGTCAACGCGTCGAACGGGGCGACGCAGCTCACCCCGGCCCCTAACCCTGCACTGCGATAGGACTTAAAAAATGGCAATGTGCGTAGACCCAACCTCGTATAAGGAAGCGGAGAAGATACGGTTCCGTGCCGTAAGCGACGCCGCAGACCTGCGGCAGACGGCTATCATTGCGCAGTTAATCCTTGACGGCTCTCAGGCCTACGACTCTTACCGTAGCCTCAACGACATATCTAAGCGTGCCGTTGGTGTAGAGGAGGCGCAGTACGGGCAAATCAAAAACGTCTACTGGCCAGCGGAAGACCAGTTCCTAGAGGAGCACCGCAACGGCCAGCCGTGGGAGAGCCAAGCAGTCTTGGCTAAACGCTACGCCGGTAGAATCTGGGCGCCTATCGCCGCTAAGTTCGCAGGCAAACTGCATGAGCTGGAGTGTACCCGCCCCCGCTATTGTGCGTCTGCCTACATGCGCGCCTACCAAGAGCTGCAAGTGGCTAAGGCCGCAACTAAAGCCAACGTCCTGACGATGGCAGACAAGATGGCGTTCTACGAAGTAGAGGCCGTATCCGACAGCAACTTCGACCGACGGAAGACCGCAGTAGGTTTGTTCTTAGGTTTGGTCGGCGAGGCGCAAAGTCTGATGGGCGCTGCGGCGAACGGCTACGCCTCTATCGCAATGGACTCCTTCAACGCGGTGGGCTCCGGTCTCGGCGCGCTACTGGCGAATCGCGAGTCCCGAACTCAAAGCGGCGATGCGTTCCACGCCCGTACCGCGGCAGGTGCGCAGCGGTTCAGTTCCGCCTCCCCTTCGCCATACCAAATGGAAGGCGGGGGTAGCCTGCGTATGAGCTCAGAACTGAGCGAGACCGAGGCAGGTTTCTCGGGGGTCGGCACTGTGACGCCGCGCTCATCCGCAGGTCAAGCTATGACCATGCTGGGCGGCGCGTCGAACACCCCAGAGGCCACGGAATCCAACCTCGCGCGTGGCGGTAAAGTATCCGTCACCATCCCCGGGCATCAGCAATACATCAGCAGCAGCGGCGGTCTAGTTAACGTACCGTCTCGTAACTTTGTGATAGACTTGGACAAGACAGAACTGGTCGACGTCTCCCGTTACAAAGCCGGCAAAACCCAAACGGGCCCGAACGTCCTACCGGGTAGCCCCGACGGGATGGTCTCGTACCAATCACCGTAATAGGAATCCACATGGCGTATCTCGACTTCAACAACTTTATCCAAGGGGCTAAGGCTGCCGCCGACATGAACCGGCAGGACGCCAACTCTGCGCGCGTGCGGGAGAGTAGCCAGCTAGCGGACGCCCGCGCAGAGGGCGCATACGGCCTTAACATGGCGGAAGCCATACCCAAGATGCAGAGCCGCGTGGAAGACTTCACCGGTACGCAGGCCGCACTCGCCCAGCTAGGCCGCATACGGGAAGCTGTCGCGAACTTGAAGAACCCCGACGGCACCCGCGTCAATGAGCAGCAAGCGGCTGAGTACGTACGCGACCAGATTCAAGCCTTGAATAAAACCCCGGGCATGCAGTCTGATATCGCTCGCACCTCTTACCTCCAAGGCCTAGACGGTACCGCCGCAGCGCTGGCACAACGCTTCGCTGCGGGCAGCGGCGTGGCACAGGCCACCGCGCAAGACTTAGGCGTGGGCCGCGACTACGTGCAGGTTGTGCGTAATCTGCAAGAGCTGAACGACCCCGACAAGATTCCGCAGAACATGGCCCGCTTTGGTTTCACGCAAATCGGTAAACCGGAAGAGGGGGTTTGGCAAGACGCCAACGGGCGTATAGTAAGCGCTTTCGACTTCCTCCGCGCTAAGGCTGCGACGGCAGCGAACGACATGGCCAACACCATGCCTATCGCCGACGCCGACCGGGCGAACCAACTGCTGCGCATGCAACAGATTTACGACTCTACTATCTTCCGTGACAACAACGTGCAGCCGGGGGTCGGTACCCAAGCCTCGTACACCCATCGCGGAAACGTTAAATACAACACCCCTATCCCGGAGACCCCTGTCGCCATTGACCCGGTGACGGGTGCGGCGGTGGCGATACCCGGAGTAGCACCCGCCGGGGGTGCGCCGGCGGCAAAACCTCCCGCAGTTGTGCCGGGAAGAGAGCAGTCTACAGCCTTAAACATGACGGTAGCTCCGTGGACCGCAAACGAGATAGGCTACAACCCGAACAGCTCCAACCCACTGGACGTACTAAATACGGCGCTATCGCAAGGGTCTTCGACAGGCTCAATCGCGACAGCCCAACAGAGCGACTTCAAGACCACGTACGCGGCGAGGGCCAACGCGGTACGCGAACAACTGGAGCAAATAAAAAGCGCCACCGGCATCGGCGGCGCCTTGGACCGCGGCTTGAACTTCGCCTCGAACGGGTACCTGCGAGATAGTGCGCTCGCCAACAACCCTGCGGCCTTGGAGCAGCTAAAGGCACGAATCCCTACAATGGCGGCGGAGGCGCAAGGCCTCTGGGCCAAGCACGCGCAAGTCTTAGAGTTCGTACAGCAGGTAGAAGAGGCCGCAAAACGTCGGGCTATAGCCAAGACCTACAATTTCGCACAAGAGGCCCCTTTAGCTCCGCCGCTAGGGTTAGAGCTAGACCAGCGATGGCTCAACCAAATGCGCGCTATCGGGGCTGTCACACCCAGCACCGCAGGGGTTCCGGGCGCAGGCCCGATGTGGTAAACACGTAAAGAGATAAGCATGTCAAATTCCAATGTCACCTTCGAGTCCGTAATCGGCGACCTCATCCGCCGAGAGGGCGGCTACGTCAACAGTAAGAACGACCGCGGGGGCGAGACCAAGTACGGTATCGCTAAGCGGTTCTACCCCAACCTAGACATTAAAAACCTGACCGTCGACCAAGCGAAAGCCATCTACAAACGGGACTACTGGGATAAGATTAAAGCGGACAGTCTACCGGGGCACCTACGGGAAGTGGCGTTCGACGCCGCTGTCAACCAAGGTGTACCCACGGCTAAGCGCATGCTCACACAGGCTGAAGGCAGCGTCGAGCGCTTCATAGACTTACGCTTGCAGCGGTACCACGATATCGTAGCAAACGACAAGAAGGGCACGCAGAAGAATAACCTGAAGGGCTGGACGAACCGCATTGCGGAGTTCCAAGATAAGTTAGGCCTGCCCCGGAACCCAAACCCGGGACAGGCGGCCAGCGCGCCGCGCCCTACTAGCACGGTAGGGACCGCGCCAGTCGCCGTAGCCCAAGCCGAGACCCCCGGTTTTGCCGACCAACTGAAAGCTGTACAGTCCGCTGCGGACGTAGGCGACCTATTGGTGGATACCGCCGGCAAGGCAGGCCGGGGCATACTGGACAGCATCCAGAGTTCCGCTGCTGCGGCGAGCTCTGTACGCGACCGCTACCTTGACGCCTTGGGCGCAGGCGCTACCCCCGGCGCAATCAAAGACATAGGGCTCGCACCGGTACCTACGACCGAGCCTAACTGGATGGACTCCCTCAAGGCTAAAGCTCAGTCCTTGATGGAGCCTGTCCCGGTTCCCGCTTTAGCCGGGCCTGCGGGTATGCTTGATGAGGTCTCCCAGCCTGCACGAGATTGGCAGGCGCAGATAGACGAGCAGCAACAGACGCTTGCATCTAAGCAGAGTCAGCAGCAGGACGCCGCGCTCGCAGCGATGTTCGGTGCAGGGGAGCCCAAGAGCCAAGCCCCGTTCGACATCCCCTCCTCAATCGACCGGTACTTGGACAAGACACTCAGCGCTTGAGCCTAGCGCGCGGACAGTTTACAATGGCGGTACTATTTCAAAGGTACCGCAATGGCCCAATTCGATTCCGCCGACATTTTCCAGCAACTCCGCGCTAAGCTCTACGGCTCGGGGGGCGGAGCCGCCAGCCCTGACCTGAGCGCTTCAGGCTTGCCGAGCTACATCGACACCCCTGCACTGGCCCCCTCCCCTATAGACCGGACGGACCCCAACGCGTTCAACCGTCAGATGCTCAAGGAAACGAACGACATGGAGGCGGCGACCGCACGCCGGGAAGCGCAGCAGATTCGCCTCGAAGCAGCCCAGCTACGGCTCGAAGCCGCCAAAGCTAAAGCGGACGCCAAAGAAGCCGGCGCTAAGCTCAGTGCCGCAGCCGCGGCGAGCGTTACAGGTGCAGCTCCGGGAGTCGCTGGCGCTGCCGCCAAAGGTGGCCTCGACGTAACGGAAGACAGCGTAGAGGACGACGCTCAATACTTCGACCTGAATCAAAATGTCCCCGCCTTGACCGCGAGCGAATCGTGGAAAGCCGCACCGTACGCCGTGCGCCGCAAAATGGCAGAGGAGTACGTGCGCCACCAGACCAGTGCCTTCCAAGCAGGGCTGATGGGCGCAGGGGTGAAGAAGGGCGAAATCGCCGCGCGCACCAAGCAACAGAAAGCTATCATCGAAGACGCCCTACGCCCGGCGCTCGGCGCCCGCCCGCAGTTCAGCCTCACTGATAGCGACTGGTACGACAGCGCGAAAAGCGCGGCCAGCAGCATCGCGTCGGGCGTACGCTTGCTCGCCGGCAACCAGACCACGGCAGAAGTTACCAAGGACTTAACAGACCAAGCTCAAGACTTCGAGGTTAACAAGAGCGCTTTGACCCGTGACGCCGACCGGGCGGCGGGCTGGCGCGAGATGAAACTGCGCGCCGCTGCGAAAGCGAAGAACGGCGACGAGACGCTCGGGGCAATGGACGAAGTCAAACTGACGTACGAGAATTTCAAAGACGCCCCGGTTCGGACGCTAATGGGTCAAGCCCTGCCCCTGATTGCACCGGCAATAGGTTCGGTGGTCGGCGCGACGATAGGGGCAAAGACGGGCGCGCTCGGAGGGGCTGTCTTCGGCCCCGGCGGGGCGGCAACCGGCGGGCTTATAGGGGGTGGGGTAGGTGGATTCGCAGGCGGCGCAACCGTAGGCGCGGTCCTAGAGGCCGGCGGCGCAGTCTCCGATGTCATCAGTACCATCGCTCAGATTGACGACGCGGAGCTATTGGCGAACCCTACTTTCCAGAAGACGTACGAGGCCAACGGCAAAGACATGGCGCGTGCACGCACCGCGTTCTCTTCCGACATAGCCGAGAAGTCCGCAGGGTACGCAGGGCTGCTCGGCGCGGGCTTCGGTGCACTGGATGCCGTCACAGGCTTCGGGGGCCGGGCCGTCAAAGGTGCGATAGCCGCGACAGGGAAACTCACAGCGCGCGAAGCTACCCAGAGTGCCTTAGCCTCTGTGGGTTTGCGTACTGCCGCTAGTCCTCTGGCAAAACTAGAGAAGAGCTTGGTAGAGAGCGCGGGCCGGGGTGTGTTCACCAAGGCGGGTGCAGCGGTTAAAGACGTTGTGGTAGACAGTGCCAAGGAGGCCGCGGAAGAAGGCAGCATGCGCGTGTCTCAGAACGTGGCACTGCGCGATAGTGACATCAAGGTAGGCTTGACTGAAGGCGCGTACGGCGACGCAGCACTCGGCGGTTTAATCGGTGGCGGTGTGACCGTTGGTGCGCGTGGCGCCAAGGTCTTAGGCAACACAGGCCTCAAAGCCGGCGGTTACTCCGCAGGCGGGGTGGATGTGGACGGCGACAAAGTAGTCGACTTCAAACGTGGCGCGGACGGCGTACCCCTTCCCGGCGCGGATGGTCGCTACGACCTAGAGTTGGTCAAGCGCAGCAAGGATGGCGCCGCGGCTAACCTCGCCTACAACGCCGACACAGGACTGCTGCGTGTTTTGTCTAACGCGGACGGCCAAGATGCTTCAGGCGTTACGGCGGAAACCGCATACCACAGCAACCGCCGCGTACTCCAAGCGTACGGCGTAGGGGAGATGGGTGCACCGACGCCTGACCTAGCCATACGCTCTGAGCTATTCGGGCGCGCGGCAGCCTCCACGATGTACGGCGAAAGCGCAGACGCGGTTGACGTAACCCGGGGGCGCAAGCTGGCCGGCGCGAATGAGCTGGTAGACTTTAGCTTCAACGGCGACGGCACCATCACGCTAGCCAACGCCGCGAAGTTAAGCCCTGAGACTTTAACCACAGCGGAAGCTATGGTCCGGTCGGTCGAATCCCTGCTACGCCCTAGCTTGAAGCAAAGCCTCGGAACCTTCTGGCAAAAGACCCGAGGAGATATCGTCGCACCGAGTGTGCGCGGTACGCCGCCCGTCCGCCCTGTAAAACCTGATAGCCCCCCGGCCCCTATCGACCCGGCGGCCCCAGCAACCGTAGGCACAGCGGAGTCGGTCGAGTCCGCCGTCTTAGGCGCCGGCCCCGCGACCGGCCAACCTCTGCCTGACATCTTCGGCGGAGACTCGGATGCGAGCTATGCGGGGTACTCCGTGCCTAGCCCGCTCTTGCCAGAGGCGCTAGTGAATCGGGACTTCCCTGTGTTCGACGGGCCTACCGCCTCGTTCCCGACTGAGCCAATCCCGTCCCCGTCGTACTCACAGCTAGGGTCTGCACCAGCACCAGCACCAGCACCAGCACCAGCACCAGCACCAGCACCAGCACCAGCACCCCCCGTAGACTTGGCGAGTCTAGTGGGCAAGCGGGTGAATTTTGGGCCTGACCGCACAGGCGTACTGTACAAGACCAACGAGGGCTACTTCGTCGGCGATGACTTTGTGGAGCGAGGGGAGTCTGGGGCGTCCGCCGCGGAGCTAGGCATCACCGAAGTGGCGAATCAAGTCCCTCGCCGCTCGCCTGTGCAAGACGCGCTGGCCGCGGCGCGACAACGTGAAGGTGCGCCCGTAGACCGAAGTCTCACGCCTGCGCGCACGATGGCCATCGAGCTAGGGTTCTTGACCCCTGCGGAGCTGCGAGAGCTAGAGAACTACCGCCCTGTGGAAGATGCCAACTTCGTAGCTGACCACCGCCGGATTGCTGACGCCTTCGATGCGCTGCCGACGTATGACCCTGCGGCCCTTCCCGCGTACGCGGACTTGGCAGAAGAGACGGAGTACCAGTTTGGGCTAATCGCTTCAACCGGCATAGAGTTAGAGGCGTGGTACGGAGGAGGCGAACCATACGCCAACAGCAACGAAATGCGCGCGGACATCGCGAGGGGCCACTTGTACTTCTTCCCTACGGTAAGTGGTTTCGGGGAAGGCGAGGCCCTCGACACTCGCAACCCGATGCTACGCACTACGGAAGATACCGTTTTAGCCTCAGACGGCACAGAGCATGTACTTCTCATAAACGACAAGTTCCGCGTGGTGCACGACTGGCTGGCACACGGGGTCTCAGACAACGGCTTTGGGCCCCTAGGGGAGGAGAAGGCGTGGCGTATACACATGGCGACACTGGCGTCTGAGGGCGCGAAGCGCGCACTTACGACCGAGACCCGTGGCCAGAATAGCTGGGTGAACTACGGTGCGCAGATGCGCAACGACGAGGGGCGCGTCCCCCGCCGAGGCGAGAGCGGTTACGTACCCCTAGCCTCACGGGCTTTCGCAGAACAGAAAACTGCACTGCTGCCTGAATGGGCCACACAGGAGAACTTGGAGGGCGCCCCCGCCCCCGAGGGGGAATTCAACCCTTTGACGGGCGAGATTACCGCAGACCCAGAGACGCAGCGCGCGGTGTGGCTGCACGAGGTCTGGCACAAACGCGGCGAAGAGCTGATGAAAGACGACTACCCGGAGCTGAACGCCGCCGTTCGACGTTGGTCTACTCGCCCAATCGGTACCGTAGAGCGAACCATACACGACACGGCCAAAGCGCGCGCAGCAAAGAGCAATGCGTTCGACTTAGAGTTCTTAGCTTACGCCATCGAGACCGCAGTAGGCGCTGGCGTCACCCCTAACACCAACCCGGACACGATGACCGCCGGGGGCTGGCTGGCTAAAATCAAGTCGGCCTTCACCCGTGTCATGGCCAAGTTCAACCTCGCCCCTCCCGGCGGAGTGGAGTTGTCGGCTAAAGACCTTGTGACTATCGCCTACGCCGCTGCGCGTTTGGAAGTTACGAACTCCCCCTACTCGCTGGCCGCCAACCCACAACTGAAGGCGTACTACGAGGCCACAGGACGGAACCTGTACTCTCAGGGCGTGAGCCCTCGCGGGACAGCCGCCGCACTAGCAAACGCACAGGCGGGGAACCAAGCTACCTTGGCCACGACCGGGCGCAAGCTGCGCAAGTCCGGCTCCCTCAGCGAACTGTGGTCGAACGCCGGCACTTTTTTCGGCGAGAAGGGCCTGAGCGCTAAGGAGCTATTCGTCGACGGCTTGACCCCCGTGCTCACACAAATCGAGAAAGTCCCGCCGCGCTTGAGCGAAGTAGGGGAAGGGCTGAAGCGCTACATGTACCTAGCCCCCGACCGCCGGGACAACGCGCGCAAAGACGCGGCGGGTGTCTACGGGGGGCAAGCTGTGTACGACGCGCTAGGCCGCATGTCTAAACTGAAGAACGAGTACGTCGAGACTACAATACGGGATGCAGGCAATTGGCTCACCGGCACCTACGCACTCATTAAAAACGAGCGCATGATGCAGCAAGACGAGCTCGCAGTGCAGGAGGCGGAGCGCCAGCTCGCTGCTGCCGACCCGACGAAGCCTCAGACCGTAGCCAAGTGGCAGCGCGCGGTTGACGCCGCCATCAAGGTCCGTGACGACCGCGCGTTCGCGTTCAAGCAACCGGCGAATAGCGTCGTCAACTACGGCCCCGGGTCTATCCTCGCCAAGACTGAGCTCGCAGCCAAGCAAGCCAATCTGGACGCGCTGATTCAATCGAACGCAGGCCCTGCACTTATCGACGTGGCGGAGGCAGCGCTCGTCGCCGCCCAGAACGAACTGAAGCAGCACGAGATTGGCCTAGCGGGCGGTATGAACGAAGCCCAAGCGCAGGCCTACATCAAGCTGGGCGTGTCGAAGTACGGTAAGAACGCGCTCGAAGCTATGGCTAGGAACATGTACCGGGTTAACTCCTACGCCTTGCTGTTGGACTTAGAGAGTGGCCGCACGTCACCTCAACTAGCTGCGGCCTTCAGCCCTGAGATTGCGGCGCTCCTGCCAGACATGGTGCGCATAATCGGCATGGCTAAAGACGATACTGTAAAACAGGCGGACCTAGAGAAGGCGCGCGCGAGGTTTGTGGAGACGCTGGCCAGCACCTCTAAGTACGTGCCGACCACGGGCAGCCCCAAAGAGAGCTTCGACGAAATCGACGTGCTGGGCAGCGGCTTCCGCGCCCCTAACGTCGCGACAGACAAGCGCCTAGAAGGGCGCACCGCCAGCCAAGCAGACGACGGCATCACCGCATCGTTCGGTCGGTTGCAGCGCAGTGCCGCGGCCTACGGGTGGAACCCCTTCGCGCGTACAGTCGCAGAACTCTACAACCGCTCTACGCCGGACGAGCGCGCGAGCATGGGCATGACCCGCACAGAAGCCAACATCCTCACCCGGTTGGGCGATGACGTGGTTATCTTCGAGGGCCACGGCTACACCTTCGGTGACGGCAGGGCACTGGCCGCGCTGCGTAAAGACAACGTCGACGGCCTCGACCCGCGTCTAGGGGTTGCCGGTACCGCACTGCGCGGCATGTCGTACATGATGACCCAGTTGAACCTCCCGTTCGCACCGAAGAACATGGTGCGTGACGTCTGGGAGCGCAGCGAGAACTTGCGCGCACGCGACCTCTACGCGGTTAAGAATGGGCAGCGTGTGAAGCTCGACTCTAACGCCGTTGCCTCGGCCATGCTGAAGAAAGCCGGCAAAGGTAAGATTCAGAAAGAGTTAATCGCGCACTTCTGGTCGAAGACCGGCCAAGGCGAGAACGCAGAGTTCGTCCAGCTCTACCGAGAGATGATGGAGCGCGGGGCCGGCGGCTCTCGCCGCTCAGCCATGCTCTCGCCTATGAAGTCGGACATGGTGAAGGATATTGACCGCGTGCGTACGGCCCCGGGCCAAGCCTTGAAGGCTTTGGGTACCGTGGTGGAGCGCTGGAACTTGGTGTTCGATGCGGTGGCGGCCACGACGGCGTACGCATCGATGCGTGAAGCCGGCATGGGTAAAGACGAAGCTGCCTTCCAAGCCCTAGACCTGATGAACTTCCGCAAGATGGGCACCGTGATGCCGTTGGTGCGTCTACTCTACGTCTTCGCAAACCCGGCTGTACAGGGCGGATACAACCTCACGCGCACGTTGAAAACGCGCACCGGTCAGGTCCGTTTTCTCGGGTATCTCGCGGCCTACCTCACGCTCCAAGCGGCGCTCGCGGCCTTGGCCGGGGACGACGACGAGACGGGTAAAAACCGCATCGATGTGATGAGTGAGTACACAAAGGACCACTCGCTACCCATCCCGATAGGCGGAGACAATGTTTTCAAGCTACCTGTCGGCTACGGTCTCCCTATGGTTGCCAACATCTTCGCGCGCATCGGTCGCGAGGTCTACACCGGGGACTCCACCATCACGGGTGCACTCAGCGACATCGTAAGTCGTGCGATTGTCCCGTCGATAACCCCGCTGGAAGACTCGAAGATTAAGAGTTCCGATTCGTTCGCGGCACGGATGGTGCAGACCTTTGCGCCTTCCGTCCTAGAGCCGGTGCTGAACGTCGCGATTAACCGCGGGTCGTTTGGCCAGATGCTTGTTAAAGACGCCTACCTCGACGGGGACAAGTTCAAATCAGAGCAGGGCAGTCCTTACACTGCGGAGGAGTTCGTAACTGCCGCGCGCGTACTGCGGGAGATGACCTCGATTGACATGGCCCCTGAGCACATCAAGGCCATCATTGAAGGTTACGTTTCCGGTTTGCCGAAGGACGTGCTGAAGACTCTAATCACCAACCCCAACAAAGCGTCGCTGGGCCAGAAGTTCGACATCCCTATCCTAGAGACCTTCGTGTCCGGCTACAACAACGCCGCGCTGATTGGCGAGCTGGCACGGTTTGAAGAGGAAGGCGGCCAGTTGATGCGGGAAGCGAACCTGAAGCTCAAGGACGTCGACAAAGAGGACATGGAAGAGGCGCTCGACACTTATGCTTCTAACCTCGGCGGGAAAGACGGTCGGATGCTAGAGGCCTACATCGAGTTCAAGGGGCTCATGAAGGAGTTCCAGCAGGCCAGCTCCGCCATGACCCGGGCGGGGGTAGGCAAGAGCCGTAACGCCGAGCGCGCCGAGCTGGCCGAGGCGAAGCAGATTACGACGGCAGAGTTCATCCGCCGCGTAACCCGAATACGCCAAGGCGACTAAAGAGCTAGGCCTGCATCGCGCATCATCAGAGTGATTGCGTCTTGCAGGCTTATCTTGCCTTTGGCCACGTCGAACACTCGGGCGTCTTCCGTGTCTGCCGCTATCATGTCTACCACATTTACAGTACGGGTGTAGCCTGACTGCGCTTGGCGCATCGGGCCTATCCGTTCGATGGCCTGCTCGTAGTGGTCGGAGATGTAGGTAGGCTCGAAGAACACTATGTTGCGCCCGCCGTGCTGTAGCGACAGCCCGTAGGCCCCTTTGGAATACTGGAACGCTAGGAGCGGTATTTGCCCTGCGTCCCACTTGCGCATGGTGTCGTCGAAGTTCGCGTCGTCGATAAAGGCGATGCGGTCTTTGAACTTCTTCTTGAGCGCAACGGCACAGGCGCTGTGGTAATAAACCAACACCCATGCTTCCCCTGACTCTTCGAGCAGGGACTCGACTGCTTGGACCTTGGCGTCGTGCAGCACGTAGGCCGAAGCGGCGCGCTCCTCGTTGATGTCGTCCTCGTCGCGCGCGTACACAAACCCTGAGGCCATCTGAAGCAGCTTCTTGACCTTTGCCCCTGCACTGTCCACGGTGATGCTGCGGGTGTTTAGTCCGTCCTGTATCTCCGCCGTCAGTTGGTTCTTCATCTTGCGGTACTCGCGCATGGCGGCGGTAGGCAGGACTACCTCCCGTGCCGAGGCGAACGGTTTGCCCACGTCGTAGTAGTCTTCCGTGCGTACTGTAGTGGTGTACGGTGCCACCAGCTTAACGACCTCCTCCATCGCCCCGGGGAAGGGGGCCAGCTTCGGGTAATCCGAGCGGGCAGGGGCGGAGTTGTAGAAGAAGCGGGACTCGAAAGTCGAGTAGCTGTTGCCGAGCGCGCGGCCCCCGTCAATCCACCAGTATTGGCCCCACAGGTCTTGCATTCCGTTCGGGGATATGGTGCCGGTGGCGTTGACCCAGTGAGGGAAGTCGTGCACATGGTTGGCCAGCGCGTTCATCTTCACGCCGCCTGCGTTCTTGAGGAACCAGTTACCTAGTGAGCTTTGGCGCCAGTGCGAGCGCACGTTCTTAACCCGCGTAGACTCGTCACACACCATGAGCTTGCCGAGCTGGCCCCACGACCCGGCCACGTACTTGTCAAGCCAGTCAAGGGCCTCGTAGTTCATCAGGTAGATGTCGCCGCCTGCCTGAAGCGCCTTCACCTTCTGCTCGGTGGAGCCTAAGAGCAGGCACACCCGGGCGTGCGGCAACCAGTGCGGGATTTCCCGGGCCCAGCTCTTACAGACCAGCGAGGGCGCTAGCACGAACATGCCGGGGAAGCTACCGTACTGGAACTGAAGGCTGTTGGCGTGGAGCAACAAGGCGCCGGTCTTGCCGGTGCCCATGCCCCCTATGAGCTGGTGGCGTTGCGTGCGCGCAACGCCCGTCACCATCGCTATCTGCGCGGGGGAGGGGTTGTATAGCTGGCTCAAGCGGCAGGCCCCTTGTTGCGGGCGGCGGCGCGGAAGTGCTCCGCTACACCTTCGGCCTGTAGCAGCGCGAACTCCAGCTCTTTGATGCGGGATTTTAGCCGTGTTATCACCCGATGCGGCTCGCTAAGGTAGAGGTCTTGCGCTTTGGCGACGTGGAAGCCCAGTGTGTCGCTGGCCGCAAAAGGGAAGTGCTCCCTGCCGTCGGTCAGCGACCAGCCGTTGAACTTCCGGCGACGTTTGATGTCGAGGTCAGCCATGCTCAATCCTCCTTCTGCTTACGGTGCTCTTCGTAGAGCGCCATCGTGCCCGGGAGGTGCTGAGTCAGCAGGGTTTTGATAGCCTTGCCGTATGCTTGCGCTTCACTCTGCGCCTTGCCGTGGTCACGCAGAGACACGAGGTGCATCAGGTTGTGCAAATCTTGTTTCCAAATCCAGTGGGTGTAGTGGTTCAAACTCAACAACATGCGGGCCTGCTCGTGCGCGACGCCGCGCGCGATGGCTTCCTCGTAGTCGGCGTACCCGCGGGCGCAGTGGCGCTGTAGTTGTTTACGGAACCAGTCCTGATGAATCGGTTTGAGGTTGTCCTCGCGACCTTGCTTCTTGTCGGGGGTAGAGGCGCCCACTACATCAGGGATGTACCACTCCGCGGGCAGTTTCACGTAGCGCCCGGACACTTCGTTTATAGTGGCTGTGCGGTGGCGCACGAACTGGCGCGCAAGGAAAATAGGCATCTTCATTTCCATCCACACTTCGACCATCTCGAAGGGGGTAGTGTGGCGGTGGCGCATCAGGTAGCTGCTGAGCTTCATGTCCATCTCCCGGGTGCGGCCCGAGTCTGTCTGGTCAAACGACATGCGCGCGGAGTTGGCCGCATCTGTATCGTCTGCGTCGAACATGCGCCGGGTTCCATCCTCGTCTGTAAGCCGGCGGGTAGGGCCACTGATGTTGCGCAGACAGATGAAACCGTGGTCGAGTACGGCGAGTTGGGTGGTGGCGTGTGCAAGAGGCATAATATAAATTTCCTTTAGTGTTGAGGTGCTAAGATTCTAGCATAAAAAAATAGGCTAACCGTGAGGTCAGCCTATTTTTATCAGGTGTTAACGCTTAGGTGTTAGGTAACTCGCAAGAGCCCCCTGTACACGCCAAGGTCTGGGAGCTGACAGTGTTGTCTTCCTTCTCAAACTCGGCCAGTTCGCGCCAGTCGACTTGCGGCACCGGGTGCGCCACCTTCCACGCAGCCAACTCTTCCGCCGTCATGTCTTGATACGGGGCTTGGGCATACGTGTGGTTGCTGTACGGCAGGAAGCTGATACCTGAGACCTCATCGAAGTGGCGGTAGACCCACGCGCCCACATCCATCCACTCCTCTTCCCGCACGCTGATTGTCACTGACGGTTTGTGCTCGCACCAGTGTCGCTGGTACGTAAGCCAGATGTCGAGCATCTCCAGCGCGGTGAAGTCCTCGCGTGTGACCGCACCGTCCGGGGCTGTCATAGGGAAGGACACCACGGCTGTGCTGTCTGGCTTCATAGCGTCGTCTTCAATATGGAAGCCTTTGGCCTGCATGAACTGGTAGAGGGGGTCCTTCTTGTCGACGCGTACCGTACGGATGTAGTTTCGGTTGTGACGGGGGTGGATGCCGCTGGCCGAGTTTACGAGCTGGGATACCGTGCCGCTCGGCTTAACGCAGGTTATAGCGGCGCTCTCAGGTACCCCTAGTACCTTAGCCCAGCGACGGTTGACCTCACGCGCAAGGTCGCGCAGCCCCTCAAGGCGTTGCGGCAGACCTTCAGGGTCTTCACGGCCATTGAAAAGGGGGTTGTCCATGATGCCTGTCAAGCTGACGCCAAGTAGCCGCTCGCGTTCAGTGTTCTTCTTCCAGCGCTCGCTGAGGAAGCCGAAGTCCGTAAGGGTAGACTGGAGCGTGCCGAGGATTACCGCATGCTCAATCTTGGTGCGGACCTGTTCCACCGTGTCACCCGCACGGATAACGACTTCAGAGAGATTACAAAACTGCTTAGACTCCAAGATAATCTCAGAGCAAGGGTTGGTGCCGTAGTTAACGGTAGCGCTGCGGCGGCCCCACTTTGCGGCCTGCTTCTGTGCGGCCACGCGGTTAAAGATGCCGCGCTCACCGGAGCCCGACTTCACAAGCGATAACCACTCTTCCATAAAAATAGCAGGGCTAGGTTTCTCGGTGTACGCCACACTGTTGTTGGCCAGCGCCCGGTGTGGGCTCTCTTCCCACCAACGGCCTGTCTTCGCGTCGCGCATGCGTTGGTCGCTGAGGTTGCTGAGGCTAATCATCGCGCTGCGGCGGACGCCCCCTACTACCACAATCTCACCCACTTTACACGCGAGGTCGTGGACCTCAAGGCTCGTCAGCTTGCGGCCTGCGGCTGCCTTGAACGTAGCCACCGTGAACTCAAAGAGTTGACGCAACGGCGCAGGACCAGAGGCTCGGCCCCCAAAGACTTTTAAGCGTTCGCCTGCGGGGCGCACTTTGCTGTAGTCGACAGTAGGAATGTCGCCTTCCCATAGTGCGTTTAGTAGGCGGCTGTATGCCTTGGCCCAACCCCCCTTGCTATCGGCCACGACAATCGAGTCTTCCGTTTTGCTTAGGTTGTCGGGTATCGCCGGCAAGGCCGAGATGAATTGGCGCTCGCAGCTAAAGCCTACGCCTGTTCCGCACAGCAGAATGTAGAGGGCCTCGGGTAGACTGCGCTTGCTGTCTATCTCGGTGTACGCGCAGTTGTAGCCTGCGATGTTTTCGCGCTCTAGCGCCTCGCCGGCGGTCATCAGTGTGCGCATTGAAGGCATGACTTCCAGCTCAGTGATGGCGGCTTGGATGCGGGTGAGTGCGGGGTGCAGGGCCTCAGCGTGCTCTTGTGTACGGCTCTTCCAGAATTCAATCAGGCGAGCGACCGTTTCCGGCCAGACCTCGCGGCGGCCTAGGTCGTCGCGCCAACGGGCGTAACGGCTGATGGCGATGTACTCTTGGTAGGAGTCAAGTGTGGAGGGATTAGTCATAGGGGTTATTTCTTTCTGTTGTTTTTGAACCACGTGCTCGGCACGAGGAAGTCACGGCTTGCCGTCCGGCGGTCCTGCGCGAGGATAACCTCCGGGGGTGAGGTCGGGAAATGGTGGCCGTGTGCCGCCACCGCTACAGGCGCCTCGCCGGTTGGGGTAGCCCATTGCGTCTCTGTCTTGAGTTCCTGCTGCGCTAGCACCAGCTCCAGCTCGGCCAGCGCGTTCCACGCCTTGTGTGCTACGTGATGGAGTTTAGAGTCCTTGTCGTAAGTCTCCCCCTTGGCGCGCTTGAGGTCATGTCGGTGCCCGGCATTACGGTAGCGGCGGATGCCGTCGACAACGTGGCGCCACCCCCCGCGGGTGTACTTTACCTCGCCGAACATCGCGACACGGGCTACAGCCTCTAGCGCTTCAGGGAAATACTCTAGGATTATCTCGAAGTCTAGTTTGCCGTCGTCGAGTTTAGCGCCGGGTGCGTGGGGGTCTTTGCCGTGAGGGTCTAGCTCAGCCATGTCATACCCCCTGTGCTGCGAGCAGCGCGCTAGGTTGCAAGCCGACTGCCGTGCAAATGCGGACCGCGCTGATAAGATTCAGGCCGGTTGCCTTCTGCACGAAGCGACTCACCGTGATGGGGTCGACCTGCGCGCGCAGTGCCACGTCGTTGAAGTTTAGCTTTTGGGTTTGCATCGCTTTGCCTACGGCTTTGGATATGGCCGTAAGCAGCTTCTGCTCTTTCTTGGTTACTGGGTTTTTCATAGTTGCCTTTCTTTGGTTAAGTGCGTAGTGATAAAAGCCGACACCTCTTCAGTGCCGCGCAGGATATGGACAGGGAAACCTACCCGCTCCAGCTTGGGGAACATGGCCTCTTGGGACGCTTCCAGTGTTCCCTTCGGCCTCTTTAGTTCGACGAAGAGGAACCGCCCGCCGGGCATAAGCACTAAGCGGTCGG